CGGCTAAAATCAATCAGCTTTTTAATTGCATTAAGCTCGGTAGTATTTACACCAAACTTTCCAGTTTTTAAAACTCTATCCTTAATCGCCTGTAATGCTGGCTTGATAGTCTTAAATGCAAAATCTACCGCATAACGTTTTTGTTTATCAGTCTGCCCAGCCACTAACAATAAATTCATTGTCAGTAGCAATGTATCAAAATGATTCTGGTCAGCTACGCCATGCGTGAAGGCAATCAGGCAAGCGTATTCTTTAGTCTCAATCTCTGGCTGTATCTCGCGTTGTACTAGCATGGGGATAGAGCGTTTGTAGTGTTTAGTCATGATTTATATTCAGCAATCACCAAATCAGTTATTTTGTCTAAATCATTATCAAGTAATGGCATTAAATCCTCGGTTGAATTATTCTGTAAACTAATCCAGTCATAATCAACATCATATTCAGTTGGTGAAGCTGTACCGCAATAAGATAACGTTCCTAACGGGTCGCGTGTAACAGTTACTTTTACTTTGCAATCAAGTTTGATGCCTTTGTAGGTGATGGTTAGTATCATGATTTATTCCTCAATTAAAGGAGCTGCCATATTTGCAAGCATCCATCCATTAATATACGCTTTCAAGATATCCATTGTGCTTGCTTCACCTTCTGGCGTTTCGCCAATATTACGACCAGCAATTATATTCATGATTTCTTTATTCAAAGCAGGTACGCAATCTATACCATTATCAAATGCTAATTTACCTAAATTTTTAGCCTTTTTAATTTGTTCTGTTTTCATCTTATCTCTCCTTGTTTCGTTTGTTGATGTAGTTATTATACATAAAGGTTTATAAAAGTAAACTATTTATTGTAAATAATTGTTAAGTTTTCACCCTAAACACCAACAAGTCAAAACTGTTATTAGGAATATCAGAGCCAATTTTACAGCGCCATACTTTCACAGTGCCAAACTTTACGCCTAAAAGATTGGCAACATCATTACATTTTAGTTTATGGTCAGCCATGAGCTGGATTAGTTTTGTGCGGTTTGGTTTAGTCACTATAGATACCTTTCAAGAATTATTTCTTTTATTTCAGAGCTGTCTTCTTCATTAATTACAGACCCAACCAAACTATCAACTATTTCAAATGGCATACATTCAATTTGTAATGAAAGCTCTATAATTATTTCAGCAACTTTTTTAGTATTCATTCTGGCAGCTCCGCCTTTATCGCTTTACCATCTTGGTAGGTTATTTTTAAATTCCAAATATCTGGTATTTTTGGGTGAAATTCATAATATGCAGCTCCTTCTTTGAAGTAATACTTAACCTCAATCACCGGCTCTTTTTTGATGCGATATTCAAAATCATTATTCCATCGAGGTTCTTCTGTTTCTTTCCATGTAAAATTTTTATTAGTTCTAAATTCAATTTTTTTACCTTCTGCCCAAGCTACAATACAATCATAATGTTTATGTTTCACTGTTCACCTCACATTTATCTATTAATGTTACGTTTAACCTCTTTGCCATATTGACTATATTCACGCTGCAATCAACGTATGACACGCTTTTAACATTTGGGTAATAGTGCGCCATAGCTGCATCATAATAAACGCCTGTAATCATGATAAAAGTAATACAGCAGCTAGCTACGGTTAAGACTTCTTTCATAGTATCCACTCCTGATATATTTTTTCAATGATGCGCTCATGCTGGTAAATCGCGTTAATAAGTGCGCTCGGACTTTATTTTTACGCTCTACACGTTTATTTTTATGCTTCATAAACTAATCACCTCCCAAGCAAATAAAGCTACGAGAATAACAAAAGCTACCAAACTGATAACAATTGCTGTAAAAATATCCTCTACCTGGCTTTCATCGTACATGAAGTATTCATTATCTTGCTGCACGGCCTTTTCTTCCTCTTTAGTCATTTAAGCTAGCTCCAAAAATCAATATTATCGTTATCGCAATCACCGTTTAAAACTTCGCGCACAAATAAATAATAGGTGTAAATAAAAATAAAAATGGCAGCGATAATAAAGTAAAGCCTTCGTAGGTATTTCATAATTAAAGCCCTGCCATAGATTGATAGCCATACCATGCGCTTATTTTTGAACGGTTGCCGTGAGTGTGATATTGGTCAGCAGTAACTACCACTCTAGCACTTTTACTGACCTCTGCTTTATGCGCGTCTTTCCATCCCATTTGATAATTGGCTTTGCGTAGCCTATCCATCAATTCTGCATAGCTTGGCATACCTGGCACGAAATAATATTTACGGTTCTTTTTAGGCAATAACTTTTCATCATCGCTATATTTAACGAAACCATGCTTTTTAAGCTGCGTCATGTGGTTGGTGAGCTCACCAGCCGAGTAATTTAGTTTAACAAGCATTTCAGAATAACTCATCGGCTCAATTTCTAATGCCGATCTGATAATGTCTTTAGCCTTCATGCTTTCAATCAATCGTTCGTTTTTAAAGTTCATTTTTATTATTCCTAGATTAAATTAAGAATCAGCCATCCACCAAAAACAGAAATAATAAATATTGCAGCCCCGATAATATCGCTGGTTGTTGGCTTTTCTGGTAGTTTTGTGTTTTTGTAGTCTTGCATTTTATGCGGCCTCAATAATTGATTTAATTTGTGCTAACTTTTCATCGCGGATTTGTTTCATAAGTTGCCATTTGTCATCATCTGGTTCAGGCTTAAATATTTCTTCTTTGTACATACCATAAAAACTTGCGTGCATATCAATTAACTCTAGTAACTCTTGTTTTTGTGATGGGGTCATCTTCTCTCTCCAAATAAAAGCCCAGAAGGGCGTATAAATTATTTATTTAAAACTGCCGTTGCTTCATTCATACCAAGAGCGAAAAGTTCGGCCATGTCGTCAATAACTTTTTTATTACCTGAAACAATCGCATCTTTAATTTGTTCAACTGTTACATTAAATTTATTAGCATAAAAAGCAAAGGCTTCATTTACGATAATATTTGCAGTTTGGTTTAATTGGCTTTTTGTCATTTTCTCTCTCCAGTTGCGTTGTTGATGTAGTGATATTAAAGCAATAGTTTATTAATGTAAACCTTTTTGTGTAAATAATTGTAAAGATTTTTGCATAATTAACCGAGAAAAATTATACGCCTTCGGTCTTAACAAGTTACTGATAATCATGAGATATGGATATTATCAGCTTTGCATTATGCCTATGTGCTATGCCCATCAATGGGTCGCGTGAGGATTAAGGCGTTACCATGTCAAAATAAATTATACTGACTATCGTCTGACTTACTCGATTCGTTTTTAACCTTAACTTTATTTTTTGTAAGCTGCATTTTACGCGCGCAGGTAGAGCCATAAAAGTAATTGCCTATCTTACTAAAAACATTACTTTTGATAACTCTACCGCATCGCGCGCATTTCATAGCAATGGGTACAGGCTTAATTCACGCATGCTATGCTTATCAGGGCATAAATCATAGTGAAGGTCTAATAATGCTACTGCTTTGCTGAGTTTAGGCTCATACGCTTCATTACGTGCGTAATGGCCTATATTCTGAGCATCACAGTTGCACCGCTTCGCTATCGCGTCATAGGTTAAACCTGCCTTTCTCAAGTTTAAGATGACGCGCTGGAAGTCAATTTGCAGATGGTCGGTCATCAATTACAAACGGCCAATAGGTAAAAAGTTGTCTTTAATTTTAGAAATATCACCCTTGTAAGCAACGATAATTTTTTGCTCACGTTTTGGAAATTTTCGTGTATGCAATGTTTTTTTAGCATGTGCTAATCGTGTAAATTCACACTCAACATAAACAATCTGGTTATAAACTGATAAGCCATTTTCTTTAAAAAACACTACTGTTTCAGCTTCGTGGCAATGATAACCTCCGTTTTTATCTCGGCTATCGCCAGTCATTACAACGAAGAATGAATTATCATTAAGGCTTTCAATTGCTTTTTTGTAACCAGTAAAAAGCAAATCTCTAAATTCTTCATAAGTACCAAATGAGTTGAGTTCCCCTTCTGGTGGCAATCCGTCATAATCTACATAATGCTCAACTTTGTAGTATGGAGGGCAAGTAAATACCAAATCAAACATGCCATCAGGTTTATGCTTTGATGAATCACTTTGTACCCATTTAACACGCCCGTTAAATTCCTGACAAATTTTGTTGTTTGCGTCAACTTGGTTTTGTCTAATCTCGCTGGCATAGTACTCATAACCACACGCGCCAGCAACATACCCCATCTGCACACCACCTCCAAATGGGTTATAAATACGACTGCCATTTTTAGGCATAAACATACGTGCAATAGTTTCACACGCAACAGGGTCTAGAACTGAAGCATTGCCATTATGTGATTTTGTCGTGGTTTCAATCTCACCTTTATCGTTAATTTTCTTTTTAGCATTAACAACATTGCTCATTCCGTTTTCACCTTGCCAGCAGCCCTCACGTGTGGCATACGATGGATTAGCAACTCCAGCGGCTTCACCTGCTAAATCAATGCGTTCGCGCCATTCACCTTTAAGACGTAGCCAGTCTCCTTTTACAGTATTCCAAACGTTTGTCATTGTGATATGTGCTAACAACTTTAAGCGCATATCTTCAACTTTACCGTTCACCATGTAATGATAACCTGACATTTTTAGATAAGTTTCAAATCCAACACTTTCAAATAATGCAGGAGTTTCAAACTTGCTCTTAGGGTCAGTTGTAATCATTGCGTTGTAACCCTCTGGACGACATGCAAGAACTTCACGCACCATTTGAGCATATAGTTCTTTCGTATATTTTGTCGGCTCAATTACTGACTGTAATAAGCAAAACTCTTTATTTACATCATTCACTTGAAATGTGAAAAAACCGCTAAATTCATCGTTAATTTTTAAAATAATAGCTGAATGAATCTGCATGTTTTTACGAGCGGCACGTTTGGCAATACCGTCTTCAATAGCTAATCTTGATACATCTTCTTCATATCCTGAACCAATTACACTAGGTACATACTCCCAAATAACCTCATCTGTAAATAGTGCTGTTTGGTCTTTGTGTGATGTTAATTGCATTTTATTTTCCTTAGTTTTAAATGTTACTTCTTCAACTCCACATTGGTCTGGGCATTTTTCACAAGTACCCAAATAAATGTTAGCGTTATGTAGTGATACGAACTTACCGCCTCCAACTGATTCATCTTTTCTAGTTAAAATTATGTCACCGTTTTTCACCCTTTCATTTGTATTGCTTGCCCGTAATGGGTTATCTATCATAGGCAATATTGTTAATAAATAATCTTGCTTTTCTTTAGCTTTTAAAGCCCATTCAGTATTACCATACTCACACGTTACAACTCTGTTTATACTTCTTAACCCAGCATCTTTTAACCGCTGAATTTGTTTTAATCTATGCTTCATTTGTGCATCGCTATCAATTCCGCTGGTTGATGTATTAATTACAGCGTTAGACTTTTTTAATCTTGCAATTTGTGTGTCTGATAATACTTTCCAGTGCTTTGTAATAATTACAGGCGTTTTGCCAGTGCCACTTAAAGCCTCAATTACCTCTATTGTATTTTCCCAGTCAATTGATGGGTCGCCAGCCGTTCCTATTCTGTACCAAGATGCGTAATAATCTTTAACTGTAAAAAATATCTCTTTATAATTAAACGGGGTTAATTTACGACTAACACTAACTGTAAAATCAATCCCGTATCTTTTTGCGTTTTTATTTGCATAACATTCACCATAACAACCGCCATCAGGAAAGGCCGCCATACCGGCAGAACAGCCTTTTACGGTATCAACATCTAATACGCCTTTTTGATTTTCAACGGCTGTAATAATAGGCAGATACGTACCTGCTTTATGCTCTGAAACATCATTAAATAATGCAGATTGTTTTCTTATTATTTTTATAGGTTGATAATCCATTTCTAACCTCTCCGTGTAAATGAGTTTACAAATATAAACTATTTTATTATTAATTACAATAATTATTTAAAATGGAATGCCTGAATACTCCCATGAATCGCAGCCTATTTTGCGGATGTCATCTGGCGGTATTTCATCAAATAAATGGCAAATATTTTTATTGCCTGAATGTTTGCAGGTATCGCAACGGACTGTTACCGTTAATAGCTCGGTAAGTTCCTGCATCAATTCAATGCGCCTGTTATTAAATTGTGTTTTGTTCATAGAATTTCATTACCTTTCTGATTGCGTCCGTTGCGCCTTTGCCTATAATCACTTCATGGCCTATGGTTTCTAAATGTTGAATAATATCTTTTTGCTCACCTGATACAGTTCCGCCTTTTTGCCTTTTCATTTCAATCCATAATTTCCATTGTGGGATATGCAAGTCTGGCACGCCTGGCACTATGCCTTCGCGCTTCATTCTGGTTGCTTCAAATTTATTACGCTTGCCTCCGTTCGGTATTGCGTAAATCAGCACTTTAGGGAACTGCATCCTAAACCACTGCACAAAAGTAATCTGCTCCTGACTTTCAAATGGCGTAATGTTTTCAGTCATTGATACTCCCTTTTTGTGATTTCGTTAAATTTACTTCCCGGCACTTGCCTAACATAAATAGCCTTTGGTTTTGGCACTTGTTCGGCAATGTCTAAAAAGTCATTACATTTTGCAGGCGGAATAATGCCCCATTCGGTCGCGCATCGTTGCTCAAATTTACGCCTTGCAAAGCCTTCATGTTCTGGGCATACCCATTCAGAATAGGCTGCTAACAATCCGCACTCATAATCAATGCGGATACTGTCTGGCTTACCTGCTTTTTTATGCACCTTGTAACGCACGTTTGTGACTTCGTATAGTTCTGGCTTAACCTGTTCTGATAGTACCGCCCCATCATAAGCGGTTACGTTATGAATAACCGCAGGTGGTGGAAACTCATGATTACATACTGGGCAATGTCTAACGGCTGCATGTAATATCTCGGCACAGTTCGGGCATTCTTTCGCAGGTGGTAAGCTTTCACCTTCACCGCTGCCATTTTTAAACTTTGGTTTTACATCATCAAACACGCCATGGGTGATAACATTATTGCCATAGTCAAGCAATAAACAATCTGTTTTGTTTGGTGCAATCCTCGTGCCGCGCCCTACCATTTGCACGTATAACCCAGTTGATTCAGTGCTAGTCAGCAAGGCAACTAAATCAATGCTGGGCGCATCAAATCCAGTTGTGAGTACCTGACAATTGGTAATGCATTTTAACTCGCCTGAATTATAACGTTTGTAAATATCATCACGTTCAGTTTTTGGCGTGTCGCCTGTTACCATTTCGCAGCTTATATCTCGCTCTCGCATAGCATCGCGTACGTGCATGGCATGGGCTACTGACGTGCAGAATATAATCCAAGATTTGCGGTCGTGTCCTAACGCGCATATTTCATCACAGGCCAGTTGTGTAAGTCCGTCAGTATCTGCCATGGCTGCCAGTTCGCTAGGTATCCACTCACCGCCTCGCTTGTGCACACTTGATAGGTCTATTTTTTCAGAGCCGTTTTTACTGGTTAATGGTGATAGATAGCCCATTTCAAGCAACATTTTTACACCGATTTCATAAGCGATTCCGTCAAACATCGCGCCCTCGCCTTTGTGCAAAAATCCGCTATCCATTCTAAATGGGGTCGCTGATAACCCTACGATTTTAACGCGCGGATTAGCAAGTTTGGCTTCGGTGATAAACTTACCATACATGGTGTTACCATTTCGACTAATAAGGTGGCATTCGTCAATGATAATCACATCAAACGGTTCAAACCTAGTTGCACGTTTATAAACGCTTGCAATGCCAGCAACAATAATGCGTGAGCGCATATCACGTTGGTTAAGTCCTGCGCTATAAATGCCTACCTTTTCGCTGGTAAATTTTCTTATCTTGTCAGCGTCCTGTTCAATCAGTTCTGCACGGTGCGTTAATACAATCACGCGACTGTCAGCATGTGCGGTTATCTCGGCAGTCATCGCGCCAAGTATCGCAGATTTTCCAGAGCCAGTCGGTGCAACTACCAAAGGATTAGCCATTGTCTTGTCGTGCCATACCTGATATACCGCGTCTATGGCTTCGCGCTGATATTCTCTTAGTTTCATTTTTTCCACGCTTTAGTAACCGTTGCGCCCATGTCTTGCGTAAGTTCTTTTACGAACTTGTCTTGTGTCATTTCAGACGCGCCATTATTGAATAGTTCTTTCAATGATTCGCTTGAAAATCCATCTTGCCCGTTCTTAGTGCCATCGTCATAAATAACCGTGTTATTCACATATTCGCTTACTGTTCGCGGCATGAAATATACTGGTTGATATACGTGCGTATGGCAGCCTTCGCGCTGGTTTTCACTTGGTATCTGTACCTTGTAATTCTCGCATGTCCAGCCGCCTGTCATTTGTGGCGTAGAGTGCGAGCATGTTCGGCAGTTGACTTCTGGTAAATGTCCTGCGTGGCATACTTTGAAATGGTCGCAAAATTTACATTCAAAATAAGCAGGGTCTTCACTTAATTTTGCTGGTGGCGTTTGTGCCTCGATAATCTCCCGGGCTTTTTTAAATAAATCACTGGTAAAGGTTTCGTCATATTTAATGCGTTCGCCATGGATTGCATCGGTGTTTTTATTGACTGCAAAATAATAAGCGCGGTCTAGTTGTGACCATGACATATAAACTTGCATTTGTGCATAATGTTCAGGCTTTGCAACCTGTACGCCTTTTTTAATCAATTCATTGTAGGCTTTATCACTTGATGTTTTAAACTCTAAAACATGCGTTTTTGATGATTCATGAAAGCCGTTTGCAACGCCATCAAGTGACCCTGCAAAGTGTCCGCCATATTCTGAATAACTGAATTGCTTACCTGTATTCTGGTCAACTTCAAAAACGTTAATACCTGCCGCGCGTAAATTCGCAACAAATACAGCCTCTTCATTCTGGCCACGTTCAAATAGTCGTAAAATACGCCCTTCGTGTTCTGGATTGGTTGCCCAGTGGAATGAATACCAGATAGCACGTTTGCATGATTTTCCTATCGTGCTTGCGCCTAGGTGGTCTCGTCGCCAGTCTTTCGCGTTGGTGACATAACTATCATAGATAGCTTTTACAGTCGGTAACATTACATAGTCTTGTAAATCTGCCATTTTTACATTCTCCAAAAACAAGGGCATTGCTGCCCTTGCGTTATTATGGGTTTACTACTTCTTCCATGGAGGCGTCGCTGCGCCAGTTGCCGCTTGTTTTTGTGTTGGTGCGGTAGTGGTCGCGGCAGCACCATTCAATGGCTCGTAACCGTTAATCTCGTTACTAGCCTGATATTGACCATCGGCAGGGCGTACTTTTACTTTTATGCGTAGTGGCTTATCGTGCAGCTCTTCGCTTGATTTAGGCGTTAATACACCAACAGCACGGCAAATAGCTGATAGTTCGCGCATGGCGATATCTACCGCTTGCTGGTTAGCATTTTTAAGGTTAAGCCCTTGCCAAACTAACCGCCCCTGATGTTCGCCTTCTACAATTTGAAATGTGAGGTTTAGGCGTTCACCGCCTGTTTTGGTCGGTTTCATTTCCGAGCCTGTAATCATTGCGGAATACGTGCCAGCAGGTAAAACATCATATGATTGTTGCGGTTCAACTTGTGCTGCATTGAATTGTGAAAAGTCAAAAGACATGATTTAAACTCCTTGGATATAATTGGTAAACGGGTTTTGGTCTAACGTAAATGGTAAATCTGCCGCAATGCCAAAACGATTCTTACTAATATGGCTTGCAGTCGGGTAGCAGGTAATAATACGCTCTCCATTGGATACGGCACGTTTTACCTTGTCGTCAGCTTCGCCTTTTAAGAATCTTTTTAGTTTGAGGAATGCAACACAATCCACGTTATCTGAATAATGACTGACTGACTTTTTATTCATGCGGATGGTATAGCGCGTATATGGGTCGCTATCTGGCAGGTCTAACGTTTCATTGTCAGCATGTGCAATGAATATAATGTGCATTTTCTTTTCAGTGCTCAAATATCCGCATGACTCACGAATGATGCGATGCTGTTCGCTTGCATAGTTATGACCTGCACCATATCCGCCAAGTGCCTGATTGATGGATTTAGGGTTTTTATTATCACCTGCGATAATCTCCGCCTCAATCATGGTGTTCAATTGCGTGACTGAATCCAAAACCAAAGTTTTAAAGTCGTGATCCTGCGTTGCCAGTGCCTCGATTTGCTCCAAGATATTAGCGTAGCTGGTTGCAATCGGCATCAATGCAACATCAGACCCAGCCAATGATTGGCTGCCGTCTTCGGTACGAATAAAAACAGGTTTAGGGAACATAGCCGCGAGTGTGGTCTTACCAAGTCCGCCTTCGCCTACTATTGTCATGATGACAGGTTTATTGCCGTCTGGCTTTGCCAGTTGATTTAAGTCAATTGCCATTTTTGATAATCTCCAAAGTAACTGATGGTTTACCTACTTTTGCACTGATTGCCTGACAAGCGGTCGCGTAAATACCTTTTTCATTCTCACGTAACCATTTAAGGCCAGTGACATCTATTTCAGGTTTAAATTTAATAGGCCAGTATTTTTCTGGAATATGATTTTTTACCGCGTCCCATGCTGCAACATCTAAGGTACGGTTAATCTTGCCAGTGATGGTGATTTTGTATTGCTCACCTTTGTGGGATTGTGAGCCTTCATCTTTTACGCCAAGCTCCGCAATGATGCGATTTTCTACATCTATGCGAAGCAACCGTGCGGCCTCTTCGGTGTGTTTGGCCTCGCTTAGTTTTAAAGCCAATGTATCAATTTTCGACATTTATATTTCCTTTCATTTCGTGTCGCCTAAAAAGCCCCGTGCTAGTTAGTGATTGCATTATATACATAGCAATGTTATATTTGCAACACTTTTTTAACATTCAGGAGCTAACTTAATGATTTACGACTTAAAAAAAATAAAGGTATTGCTCGCAGACCGTAACCTGACTAAGGTTTCTGGCGGTACGGGGTTACATGTCAATACATTAAGAAATATCTTAAAAAGTAGTGACACAGATAAATGTGCATTAGGCACGGCTAAAAAACTAACAGAGTATTTTATTAATATCGAGGCCGCATCAAATGAATCACAAAATACAGCAGGCAACTAGATACATCGAGGAACTTGGATGGGCATTAGTCCCAATTCCGCCAGGCACTAAAGGGCCAGTCAATAAGGGCTGGAATTTACCAAGCAATACAATCCGCACCGCAGAAAAGGCCAATGAGTTTTATAGTACCGCTCCTGACTGGAATATGGGCGTATTGCTTAACACGTCTAACATTGTCATTCTTGATATTGATAATGTCGAATATACGCAAATGTTATTTAATACATTCGGTATTGATTACGATACTATCATGGCAAATGCACCGCGCATTATCGGTCGTGCAGGGCGTGACAAGGCAATATTTAAAGCGCCCCTAGGCATTGACCTATCAAGGCGTTCTATCTCATGGCCAGACCCTCATGACGCAACCAAGCGCATCACCGTGATAGAGTTCCGTGCTAATGATATTCAGGACGTATTACCGCCATCAATTCACCCTGACACTAAAAAACCATATGAGTGGCGTGTCGAGCCTTTTAATGGCATCCCTGAATTACCAGACCAGATCCTGACCATCTGGCAGAACTGGGATACATTCAAGCAACAATTGCATGGTTCGTGTCCGTGGGCAGTGGATGAAGTTATCAAGTCCGCACCGCCTAAAAAGCCGCGCGTGGTGTCCAGTGATTTTGTGAATGTGATTGATGAATTCAATGCCGCGCATAGTGTTGAGTCCATCATTGAAAAGCATGGATATAAACGCACCAGAGGCGGACGTTATCTATCGCCATTCAGTGAATCTAAAATTGCAGGGGTGCATGTATTTGAGGCGGATAACCGCATATTTTCACATCACGCGTCAGACCCTTTCGACACGACCCATAGTCATGATGCTTTTGATATGTTTTGTTTTTTCGAGCATGGCAATGACGTAAAACGCGCAGTGCGTGAGGCTGCAAATATCCTAGGCATTAAACCAGAGCAGAAATTCAATGATGATGAAAGTTTACAGCACGGCAAATCTATCATTGATGGCTGGAATAAAAAACAGGCAGCACCAAAAACAACCGATAAGAATATTCCTCCAAATGAATTGTTACAGATTCCAGGCGTATTGCAGGACGTGGTTGATTACTACAATTCAACCGCTGCCAAAGCACAGCCGCAATTCGCAGTGCAATGCGCCCTAGCCTATGGTGCAACCGTCATGGGTCGCAGATTCCGCACTAACTGGCATAATTACCCTAGTTTATATTTTATTAACGTCGGCAAGTCTGGCTGCGGTAAGGAGCATTCAAAAACAGTCATAGAACACTTTTTAGAAAGTTCAAAACTAGAACGGCTTATCGGTTCAAACGGGTACACGTCAGGCAGCGGGGTTTTATCCGCATTGATTGCACAGCCTAGCCATATCTGCATTATTGATGAATTAGGTCGTCAGCTTGAATCGTCCAGTAAATCCAGCAATAGCCATAAAATGGATTCTCACACGATGATTATGGAAATATTCGGTCGTTTGGCAGGTACAGTTCGCAGTCAGGCTTACAGCACAATGACCATGGCAAAGCCGCAGGATATGAATGATAAGTACGTGCGTAACCCTGCACTTACTTTGTTGACCATGACCACACCGAGCACGTTATACGAAAACTTATCCAGTCGTTATGTTACCGATGGATTTTTAGGACGTTTTATTATTGTTGAATCGTATTTAGGTCGTCAGGTCGGGGGAGTATTCAGAAAATTAGAGCCAAGTAATCGCGTATTGGAATGGTCTTTTGAATGTGCAAATGCCAGCGCGTCCAGTGGCAACCTATCTGATGTTGAATCACATTTGATAGCACCTGACCCTGTAATCATTCCGTTTGATGAAGAATGTGAAACGTTATTAAATGCATTTGATGAAAAGGTCATCACATGGATGGATAGCATGAACAACGGACTGGACGAACTATTTACACGTACTAAAGAGATTGCCCAAAGGGTCGCGTTGATTGTTGCGGTGTCTGATGGCTCTAAAATAGTCCGTAAAAAGCATTTAGAGTGGGCTATAAACTACGTTTGGCATTATGCCATGCGTAACTATGAGGCAATCAAAACAAACGTCTCTGACAGCGATTTTGAAGGTGTATGTCAGAAAGTATTGGAAGTGCTCAAAAAAGCAGGTAATAACGGCAGAACTGATAGAGAGCTGTCTAATTATTGCCGAGCTTATAAGGGTCTTATTCCACAAAAGAGAAAAGAGGTTATGGATGCATTGGCGAGTGATTACTTTGTTAAAAAAGTACAAACAGGCCAGCGTATGGCGTGGGTATTTTTTGAGGAGTGATTTTTATACATGAGATGTAGTCAATGATGTAGACAGAAAAATGTCTACGCTTTATTTTTTTATAAGCCTTTATTTTTAAAGGCTTTTTTTTTGATTTTTGCAAGGTGTAGACGTGTAGACAATACCTCTAATAATAATACTTAAAATTACCTATAATACATAATCAATAAAAAATAGACACAGTGTCTACACCCCCAAAAATACCCCC